GTCAGGCACGATTTTCATACTCTTATCAGAACCCTTTGCCTTAATTCTCTTTTCTGCTTCTTCAATTTCAACTTCATGAACTGCTTTATATGCATCAGCAAAAGAATTGACAGAATCCCATCCTTGTTGATTCTCTTCAAAATGTGGGTTCTTCATTTGAGGACCCTTAGCAAGTTCCTTACGTGCCTTCTCATTATTCTTCTGACGTTTCTTCATGTCAGGTTCAAGATAAGTATCGTCCTTTTTCTTATCACCATTCATCTCAGCATAAAGAGAGTTGAGTTCTGCAACTGCCTTACGACTTGCGTGGATATCCATGAAGTTAACTTTTTTTCTTATTTTTATTTATGAAGTTTTTGATTTGTTTAGTTCCAGTCATCTTCATAGCATATCTACGGAACGAATCTGTTCCAACCTCTCTTTGACTAGCAGGCACACCAGACACCTCAGTAAACTCATTGAGATCACGGATCCAAGATTTAAACATAATGTTATCCTCGGTGACACAGATCAAGTGATTTGTGCCACGACGAGTAATCCTACCGATCAATCCGTTGTTTAAACTCTCTACAACATCACCTAACTTAAAGATGATACCATTAATATAGTTTTCTCTGAGACCTTTCCAATCAAGTTTAGGTGCAATCTGCCATGTTTCAGTAACCTTCTTCTTACCCATCTTTTTAACGATGGTATTGAATAGTTTCTGAGCAGATTCGTCATCTAAGGCTTTGGGGACTCCCTTCTTAAACGCCTCGAAGTCTCCATCAGCAGCTGCTTTTCTAAGCTTAGAGGCAGACATGCCCTCGACACCCTCAGCATCGGGATCTCTTTCCCCCGCTGAGATAACGTTAATCTCATCAAAGTCGTATAGTTCGCCGTTATACTTAATTGCGAGTTTTTCAAACTCTCCCTGTCTATCAGCACCAACCATGATGTTGACACTACTGTATCCGTCCTCATTTGCTTTCTTTAAAACGTCAAATATGCTACGCATACCATCGTCATTCACAATCCTTTCATCGTGTGTTGGATACATCTTTCTCATGTACGAAATCTTTTCGTCAGGTGAAAGAGGATTCTTCTTAGGATCTTCTGAACGCGATGGATATATCTTATAATCCCCACCCTTTGCTTGGCGCTTTGTGGCGTCCAACAATTTCTCATGCCCAGAGGTAGGAGGATTGAACCTTCCAAATGCAATAGTAAGAGCCTCACCCTCTCTTTCCTTTGCACTCTCAGATTCTTCTTCACTAGAAGAAGTGTTTGTGTCAGGTCTTGGTTGTTCTGCTTTTTTCTGGCCATCTTCTGGTGTGGCAGCACGTTTTTGTTGCGGTGCTGGATCTTCTTTTCCTGGACCTTTTCCTTTACTTAGGAGGAGGTCACCTTTATAAGTCCTACCTTTATATGAACCCTGACGATCATACCAATTTCCATGCCCATCCGATACCAATCCCATACGCTTCGCTTTTTCAACGGCGCGTGAGACAACTGCTTCTTGGATGAATGATGAAAAACTTTTCATTTAAGTATCCTTCTTAACTATTATTTATTAGATAGAGTGTTTTCCAAATGCCGAAGCTCTTCCAATCTTTCTTCACGAACTTGATCCTTTGTCTTTGGTTTAGGTTTTCTAAAAAATCTAGCAGCTGATTTTTTGTTAGAGTCAAATGTATTGACCTTTCTATTCTTAGAATCATCACCTTGATCAGTCCATACAAAATCATCTACTATAACCGTTCCGAGCGGAGCAGAACTCATAGTAATAAATTCTTGTTCACTATTTTGATCAACTTGCGTATAATATCCAGTCGTATTCATTGCGTCATCGAGATCTTTGATCTTCTGATCAATCTCAACAAGAGGAGTCCTGTATCTTTTTACTCTATTAAATGTGCTCATGTCAAATACCAATGTCTCCTTTCTTTATCATCTCTTTAAATTCAGGAGTGATACCTGCAAAAAACTGTGGGAATGCTGAAAAATCTCCCTTATATCTCAATTCAATATCAAGAATAGGAGTGTCTCCTTTTGATAATGTAAAGAAAACTTTTGCTGCATTTTTAGATAAAGTTTTTTGTTTATCCAAAACCATTTTTGTTTCTTCCTTTGAAAGATTTGCCATAGCAATCATAATACTATGAGCATCTAATACATTTGCCGATCCAACATTTGGAGAGAGATCTTTATTTACGGTGCCAACACCCTCTGCCAAATAAAATCCGAACTCATATTTATCCCAAATATCAAGAGTATCCATCAATCCAGTTTTTAAAACTCTTGTTAATAAAATATCAGCAAGTTTATCTTTTACATCATCTTGATTCATAATATCAAGAAATCCTTGATACAATGGATTCACTTTTCCACCAGTGCTTTGAAGTTTTTTGTTTACAAAGTCTCGAAAACTTATCTGAGATGGATCACTACCTGAGCTTTTAATAAGTCCGTTTCTATCTGCTAACTCTGCCTCTGATTTTAAATTAATTAATGGAATTCTTTGAGTCTTACCATCACCCTTATTTCTAATAACCTTTATATCCCACAATGCTTTCGCATCAGATGTGTTACTAGGATTCATACTAGTAATTTTTTTATTTCCAGAAATCGCAAATCTTTCTAATGGTCCACCAGGACTACATGCTTCTTTAATAACACCCGCAAAAAATTTAATTCTGTGCGTATTTAATTTTTCTCTTGTTTTTACAAATTCTGGACCATCAATATATGCAGAGAATGCATTATTAATAAGTGTTGGACTAGCAGAATTTACTTTTGGTTTTTTCTTTAATGAAATACCAACAAAATCATTTCCGTTTAGTTTTAAAATAACATCGGATGAATTATAGTCAGACATCCCGAATGCCTTTACCTTAAAGGGTGCAACATCTGGATGCCATTTATTACCTGTCAAATATACCTTTGAAGGAACTTTATTTTTCCTAAGTTTTGATCTTGTTCCCAATACAGCAGAAATAGATGCTGCAAGATCTCCATAAATATCCTCTGGTTTTTTAGATGATGTGTTAAGATCAATAATTTTAATCATGCCATTCTTTGTGGCATTACCAGCAGCATCTAATACTTTGTCACTCTTTAAGTTTTCCAGAGCAACAAAGTATAGTTCTTTAAATTTATCATCACTACTCTTTGCTTCTGTTAAAACAGAAGTGGGTACGAAGGATAGTCCGGCATATAATCCTTCTGACGGTTCAAACGCCATAGCACATTTTCTAACTATTTAGACTCTTCTTCCTCCTCATTTACTTTTTTATTAAAACCAAATGGTCCAGCTTTATCTTCTGATCTATTCTTCATAGCAACACCAGCAAGAGACTCCATAATTTTAAGGATGTCTTTTGCCTCAGCATCTTCACCAAGTTCTTTGGCAACATACCAATACTTAGGCCAGAATTCTTCACCGGCAATAAGATATTCATTAAGACTAATTGGTTTCATTTGAAATACCTATCCATTCTAAGTTTAACATAATACATTCCTAGTAACCATAAGGAAAAAAGGAATCCTTCTCCATAAGTCATAGTGTTCCAGGCATTAACTGCACCATCCATTAGAGATCTCCCTCTACACGATTTTCAGAATAGTGAACATCAAACTCGCCACCAGGATAACGTGCTTTGAGTTTTTCTACATTCATAGCAAGAATCTCATCAAATGAAGTATCAAGTGCCATACATGCCTGAGCAAGATACCAACAGATATCACCCAGTTCACGTTTCATATGAAACACATTGTCTTCATTATAATCCTTTCCTTGGAAGATAATCTTCTTTACAACCTCAGTAAACTCACCTGCCTCTGCTGACAATCCAAGAGCAGCAGTCAGGAGTTGAGTAACATTCGTATCATCTTCAAGTTCAAGTTTGTTAGTACGAGAAAGGAAGGCAGCATAATCCAAAGATGGATCACTAGTAACTTCTCTTACAAATTCAACGTACTTTTCTGTATCAACGAAAGGTCTTTCAGTATCAATCATTAGAAATTAAGGGTAGAGAACTTTTTCTTCAAATCAGTTTTATCTTCATAAGTATACTCCTCATCCTTGCCATTGTCAAGGATATCATTCTGTGCGGTTTGCTCACAGTCATACAATCTCATCTTGGCACGATCAATACCAACTACAAATCTCTTATGTACGTTGTTATCATTGTATCGATTCTTCAATTGCTTCACCATAATCTGTCCCAACTCTTCCAATTCCTCTGTTGAAATAAGGGCAAACATAAGATCAGCAGTAGCAGGGAGACCAAAGGACTCACTAGTATCAGTAAGCTCAACATCACTGCTACCATAACCAGAACGAGTGGTCTGGGTGGCAGATATGATAGGGACGTTTGCTTCGACAGCAAGTCCTCTAAGCTCCTCAGCAATCGACTTAACAAGAGTATAGGAATTGATATTGGAAGACCCCTTGTAACGCGAAGAGGCACAAATATTGAGATAATCCACGAATATAATATCAGGTCTAAAAGATTTTTTAAGCGCAAGTTCATTAAGAAGTGACTTAAAATGTCCACTGTGAGCACTAGCAGTTGGGTATTCTTTAATGATTAACTGACCCTGAGTTTTCTTAGAGATAGCGTTGACCTTCGTATCAAAGATTTGTTTAGGAAGGTCAACGAGATCTTGAATATTTGTATTCAATAAGTTTGCGTCAATTCGTTCAGCAATTTTCTCCTCTGCCATCTCACATGTAATGTAGAGTACGTTCCTGCCCTGCATGAGAGCGGAACTAGCGACGTGGCACATGAATAAACTTTTCCCGACACCTGTGCCAGCAAGAGCGATGTTGAGAGTCTTATTAGGGAGCCCACCTTTGGTAATTTTGTTAAGATATTCAAGGTCAAACGGGATTTTTTCTTCTTTTCGATGATAGAGAGCATAGCGTTCTTCGTAATCTTCTAAGTAATTGTGTCCAACATGATTATCAAAAGACACTGCTAATGCATCAGATAAGATAGAAGGGATGGCATCACGGCCTTTCCTTTCATCCTTACCTTCTGCAAGAGCAATGGATTCCATGAGCGCCAGATATATAGCACGATCACGGCACCATCTTTCTGTGGTATCTAATAACCAAAAGAAATCAGCAGGTTCTTTGTCNAGNTATGANAGANTNTGNCNNAGTTCTTTNAATGTTTNCTCANTCAANTCCTCTCGNTTTTCTANCTCAATAGATANNGCTTCTCTTGTTGGTANTTNATCGTANTTAATGATGAATGTNGAGATNTCTTCATANAANATACGANTTGGTTGGTCCTCAAAGTATTCTTTTTNAATAAAAGGAATAACTTTTCGTGCATACTCTTCATTGTGAATNAGATTTTTGAGAACTAGATTCTCAACTTTCTCCATAACTAAACTCCTTCTTTGCAATTTGATCCAACTTTTCCATTACCTCTGGGGTAAAATATTCATCAGGATCTTTCAAGATTGCCTTGGCATAGACCTTCTTGCCATTGATTTCATAGCGACCTGCTACATTTTTCCAAAGTCCTCCAATCTCACCGAGTTCAAGAAGACCAAAATATCGATCTAGGCCACGCTCATCATAATACAGACGCACCGTAACAACTTTATTTTCTTTACTTAAACGCGACTTAGCAGTCTTTGCTTTGATAAGGTTTCCGACAACTTCCGTTCCATCCTTTTCTTTCTTTTTACTGAGATGAATAATAGTAGAAGAGGCATATTTAAGACCAGAACCACCTCCCATCTCCTTAGTAGGAACATAAGCACCGATGACATCGTAGGTATGATTGGTAACAATCATTGGAATGTTTGCTTGACCAAGTTTAAGTGTGAGCATACGGAATGCTCCTTTCACCAGTTGGGATTTGGTCATGTCCCGAACTTGTTTATCATCTAACGCATCACGGATCTCCTTCTCTGTGGAAAGCATTCCCAGAGAGTCTAGCACAAATATGCAAGGTCTGCGCTCATCAAGAGGTTTCTTTAAATATATATCTACTGCTTTAAGTGCAGCTTGCCTAAACTGCTCAACAGTAACCACTTCCAGACGAACAAAACGACTTGCGTCTATCCCACGACTCGTAAGTAAAGACCTGTTAACAGCTGCCTCGGTGTCAAAATATAAGCAGTACCCATCAGGATTAGCATCAAGAAAATTTTTGACAACAGCGAGAGAGAAGAAAGTTTTGCCAGTAGAAGACTCGCCAGCAATGGCAGTAATCTTATTCCCAGAACAACCACCAAATATACTACCTGATATGAGTCCGTTAAGAATGAACGAACCCGTGTCCACGTAAGTTTCTGTGTCGTCGATGTCTGATCCAAGTTGGGTAAACTCATTACCTATCTCTTTTACAATCTCTTTTAAAAAATCCATTACAAAACCAAACCAAACTGTTCCCGCGCAATTTTTTTATATGGACCGTGCGGGTGATCATCCATAATTTGTTGTATGACTTTTAATTTGCCACATAACTTGTCTCGATATTCTTTCTTAGATGGTACTACATGTTCAGAACACACAGCATCAACAATTTCATCAAGTTCATTTTTGTCGATTGGGAGATCCATCAATTCCACCTAAGTGTATTGAGATATTCTAGCACATCTTTCCTGACATCCATCAATTCATTGTAGCACTTTTGATTGTGGGCACACTGCCTAAGTGAAGAATCTGGTTTATGCACAGACTCAATAAAGATATCAAGACCACGATTCCATTTTTCTTTTTTTCCCTCACAGTCTTCAATACTATTCTGATCCTTCATGAGAAGAATGCCTCCAAGTTAGCGGTTTTTTCAACAGACCATCCGATAGAATCTAAGATGATTTTTAATGGTTCTAAGAATGCTTTACTAAATTGAAGATCGTAATCGATGTACTGATTCAGATCCAATTCTTTTGGCCACTCATTTATAAATGAAAGCACATTTTCATGAATAGGATTTGGTTTTTTTAAATACAAAAACTTAATCTTTTCTCCATTCTTAATCAGAGAATATTTATTAGTCAGTTTATTTTGTTTAATATAGAAATTAAACAACAATGCTCCACGACTATGAATAGGAGTTCCCTTTGAATATATCTGGGAAGATGATTTATACTTCTCTACATCAGATATGGATCGTGGGAAAGAAACATCCTCAGGATCAAGACTATTAAACTCGGACCTACACTTATCGATATAGTTAATCACATCATCTTCACTACCGGTCATCATAATTTTGAAAGCATCCTTCAACATCTTTCTGCAAGGAGCAGGTGTCGATGATTTGACAGCTTCAATACCCATAACTTTTAGTTTAGGTTCAGCATACTGTACACCTTCACTGTTCCAAACATTAAGGATGTATCGTTTCTTTGCTGTCCAAATACCACGATCAGCGATGTTCTCTCGTTTCATCACCATTTTTTGTTCATATGCCGCAACATAGTCTGCCAACTCCTGGTAAGACTTCTCGATGAATGGTTCAAATTTATCTTGGCAGATTTTATCAAGTAATTCCACAACTTTAACCTTATCACCAGACTTATTACCAA